GGGTGTTACATGAACTAGTTCTACGGAGTGCATACAGTAGGATACAGTGTCTAATATTCAGAAGGTGGGGATTAAAGAAAGTAGAATTTAGTGTCTACTATCCAGTAGTAGTAAAAAGGAGGAATGAGAGCTTGTCTCGAATTCCTCCCGTCGGAGGTTGGGTCCACCCTTCCCTTCCCCCTTATAGATCCGCCCATAAACTAAACCCAGTTAGGGACTGAGTTCTTACCACCTCCTCTTGCTTGTCGTTTTTGGTCCATATTTAGACCTAAAACTAAGAAGTTTGTCTCACTTTGTGGGTCGTCTAGGAACGCTTGGAGCATGTCGTTCCATTCCTCTCGTTTACGTTCTTTAACGACTTCTTGAGCGGATATACCCATAGCATCTGTAAAATACTTTACACCTTGTGCTAGTGCGTCTAATCTGTCGTCGTGTCGGACTGCTCCTTTTTCACGACACATCCGGCTCATCTGATAGAAGAGCATGTAAAGTAAACGCTTTTCTGGGGCTTCATCTGGGTTTGATTTAAAGTCCCATTCAATGACAGAGCGATCAACCACAAGGCGATGCTGATTAAGGATAGGCTCAAGGGAATCAATAATACGATCTTCTTTACGGACATTTGCACGTACTTCTTCTACGTCTATACCTTGTTGTGTTTGTTGGAGGTGTTTCTTAAAGAGTTCACCGACGATACCATCACCAAAGTTTGTCTCAATAACTAGTTTAGTTACATCAAACTTCTTACAACCTTTTAGAATATCTAGGAGTGTGTTGTCGGAGTAACCGTCTCTGTAAGCTCGCATTTCGTGCAAGTACAGGTAACCGTTACGTTGGGAGATATAAGCTGCAGTTGTTTCATCTGATCCACGACCCGACGGGTCAACTGAGCAGATTGTTTCTTGGTAAGGACCCCATTCTCCTTGGAGCTGCATTGGAGAGTAGAAATAATCTCCAGGTAGTCCGACAGTTGGGAGGTCTTTGATGACGTTTTTAGGATCTGAGCACCAGATGACGCTATCAGGAGCGGACTTAGGATTAACACTGGTGACGACAAGATCAGCCATCTTGAGGGGGAACTTTTCAGCGTCGCTGAGGCTTGTGTCCAGCATGAATTGCAACATGAAGTTGCTGCGTCCCATAGACGCTTCACGTTCGATAAGGTCTTCATGGTCAAATCGGTCAGGGTCAGTTACACTCCAAGGATCGGCACCCATGTCGATGTCTTCTTGGAGTTGAGGAGCTAGAAGACCTTCGTAATTTGATAGTTTACGTGGTACTCTAGCTGGCCAAACAAACGGTCGGTAGTTACGTTCTGCTAGCTTTCGATAGATGGTAAACACCGTTTGAGGCGTACCAAGGTACATAATCCGAGAGTCTTGTTTAGGTGTAAGGATAGACTCTGCTTCGGTACACAACTGAAGAAGTTTCTCCCTCATCATCTCAGTCATGGAGTTACCAGGAACTTCGATGTCATCAAGAATCATTAGGTCTGCACGTGAACCCGTCAACTGACCCGTGATACCCACGGATTTAACGGACGGAGCTTGGTGAGGCGGACATCTGATGTCGAAGGAGATACGAGACCACCGAGCTGCATCATCGCTAGGTTGCATATGGTTCAACCACGGGGTCTCGATAATCAATTTCTGGAGAAAGATACTCATGTTGTCGGCACGTTCTTTAGATGCCGAGATAATCATAATCTTCTTTTCGTTGTCCTTAAAAAGAGTCCAAAGAACAAAAGCCCCAGTAATCCAAGATTTACCAACTCCTCGGAAAGCCTGGATCTGTAGACGTTTAGGACCGTATTGTAGGTAATCAGCAATAGCATACTGAGCACGGGTAGGGGATGGTAAGTCTAACTGAGCCCACAGGGCTTGTAGAAATAGCTTAAAATCATCCCTTAATAGATCTAACGTATTCATCGTTTCTCCAAAGTTTAGGTCCGTGAGGGACGTTAGGTAAATGTTGTTTTACTGTAAAACCAGTTCTGTCGTAAACAAACATAGGGTGTGTTGATAATGATTCGTATTGAATATCAAACCACCGATCAGGTTGCAGCGTCCGCTTTAACAAGTCGATGTATTCGTAACAGTGTTTAACGTAAGTCGTGTAAAAATTAGGGTCATCACAATAATCACCGTACCATTCAACACGCTCCATGCTTGCTACAATGTCCATAGGGTTACGGTACATAAAAGCAAACTTAGCATCCGGTAATATAAAGGATAACTCTACAACGGACTTCAAAAGAAAAGGAGCTTGAACAACCGCCCGTTCAGGTAACGGTAACGAATATTCAAGCTCATCAACAAACACACCGCCCAGGTCAGAGCAAAGGATGTGGCTAGCAATGCGTGATCCTGCTCTCTGAGGTCCTGTAACAATGATTGGGTGGGTCATAGGTACAATCTAGCGTGTAAGGGGATGGAAGGGGGTTGTAGGGGCTTCTAGAAGCCAACGCCAGCTGGAATCATTCTAACAACTCCGCCAACAAAATTCATAACTTGGTTAAACGGTTGTACAACAGACTTTTGAAAAGCTTCTTCGCGTTCACGTTGAGCACGAGCTAAACCTTCTGGAGACTGCCGTTCCATACCGTCTGGATAAAAACGTTCGCCTGCACCAGAACCTTGCATACCGCCAGGATCTGTAGCAATGTCCACAAACGTACTACCTGCAGCCTCAGCTGCTTGAACAGGAGTTCCGCCGCTTAACAAAGTTGCACCACCAACTGCTGCCGATACTGCACCACCAAGTATTAAATCGTCAAGTTGACCAGGAATTATACGAGTTAAAGTACGGACACTACCACCTTTAATTTTAATATCTGTAGAAAGCGGTGCTGGAGTTGCCGGTACTTTAGGGACTCGACCAGTTCTTGGCCTTACTTTAACCTCGCCTGTTTGTTTAATGTCAGTAGCATCAAATTCAGGAGGAATAACCTGTGTTTTTGGTAGTTGATACTTCAGAGGTTTACCCTCTGGTTCTGGATAAGTAGGACGTGCTCCAGGAATGTCAACCCCTTGGCGGCGTAAATCATCCCTCAATCTAGATTGGGCTTCAGCTTGTCCAATAGGCATCCCGGCATCTACGTCCATAGCACCTTGAACATCAAGGTTACCTATGACTTTCATGCCAAGACGTTCTAAATCCCATTCATAAAAATCAGAGATCCAGTTAGTTGGGAACCCTAGCCTCTCCATTTCCGGGACAGGTATTCTAGGCTTTTCACCGTGAGCAACGTTTAAAAAACCATATTCTGGTCGCAGTCCACGTCCTGTGGTTGGTCCGCCTCCAAATTGTCTTTTAAGATCTTGATCCTTAGCAGCAGCAAAGTGCCCTTCATGGACACTACCCACCTTTTCAAACGCTTCTGATAAATCTATTCTTTGTTTTGAAGCGTGAGCTTTTCCTCTGCCTGTATCTTTTACGTATTGCGCAGCTACTTCATAACCATATTGATCTATAATAAACTTTACCCACTCTTCTGGGGTTTTTCTAAAACCCTTTTTACTTTTATCTTTAGCCATTATTTAATGTGGGATAAAATAAGTTTTTCTCTAGGCGTGTGCCCAAAAGTCTGCCTCATCCACGTGAGCCAGTTATTCGTTCCTTTGTTCTGATTACATTTCCTGCAGGATGGTACCAAGTTTCTCGTTGTCGTTTCTCCTCCATAAAAACGAGGTATAACGTGATCAAGAGTAAGTTCATGTAGTTCATAATGTTCTCCACAATAGACACATTGACAGTTGAAGTGTTCCTTGATGGCTTGACGCCATAGCCGTTTCGCTTCAGGGCTAGTCATGGTTATTAGATTTTGCAGGTAGTGATCAGGACTTGGGAGCAGCGGGGTCATGCTTTCTTGCCTTTACGGGCTCTGTTCTTAGATGCAATTTCAAGGGTTGTTGATCCATCCTTTTTGTGGGATACATCTTTACCATCTCCATTACCATAAGTTCCGCGTTTACGATTCTCTTTGTTGAGTTCGGTACGTTTCCGTATTTGTAAGGCGCTACTATCATACTTTTTCTGGTATGATTTGTAGTTACCGTTGGCGTATTTTGCCCCGCTGTACTTAGACTTTCGGGCCATACAACCTCCGCTGGACAAGATCAGGATCAACAGTTGGCATAACAGACACCAACTTATCAAGTGGATTACCTTCAAAGGCAACACCACTGATGTCATTCTTGGCTAGCCAGTCACAAGC